CACTACTCCTCTACTCAGCTTCAGTTAAACTGTTAGAGAAGTAAGCGAGTGGCATAACTATGCCTTGGCTATCTTATACCATAAGTCCCATGAATGGCAGGTCCCTAGAAACGCCACGGAAGCTAACGCTCCGACCGCTACTAGCTCGAATCTTGGAAGATTCTAACCTGAATTAGGAGACTATCCAGTACAGCCCGTATGATCCCGATGCAGCTAGTCGCTGCACCTGTGTTTCCATTTCACCTCTGTAAGGAGGGTCCAATGGACCGACCAATTAGTGGCCGGAGAGCTTCATCCTCAAAGAGGAGTCGCTCCAAGCTCAGGAGCCAACTTGCTGCCAGAGCTTCAACTCTGGGTATTCCTCGCTCAGTTTATCTTCCAGTTGTCGAGAACTTTGTCGACACCTTGGATAATTCTGGTGAGGAATGGACTGTCAAGAGATTCAAGTCTCTTGTCTCTGATTTTACCCAATGGTTAGCGACCGGAAAACGGCTGCCGGTTCCATGGGTGAAGTCATCTTCAACACCTAAGTACTGCTATGCAGGACCTATAGGTATGTTGGAACGCTGGTGTCGAAAGACACGCGACCGTAAGGTCTCAGCAATTCAACTGTTGAAGATGTATACGTCCTTAGTTTCGCAATCTGTGACTAAGTCTCAGATCACTAAGTTCGTAACAGCAGTCCAAGCCAAGGGGACAGGTTTTACACCTGATCTACTTGGTCGTCTCGCGATGAGGCGCGATCCCATATATAACAAGTATGGGAGAGTCCTCCAAGGAGTCTTTCACAAGACTTCCTTGCCAACTGTCTTTGGAGCTACAGGGTCATCCTCAAAAAGAGGACCTACCCCTGGTGGTTCAGTTCCTGAACCCCAGAGCTTTGTGGACAGTGTTCGTTATATCTCTGACTATGCTGACGGATTTTCGATGTATGTTAGATACAAAGAAATCTTTAAGCCAGTCCTTGGTGATCACCTTGATCACCTCGTCAGGTCCACATTTGGTATGGATCTGAAAGAGCATGGATTTCACGTTGGCCGAATCGGCTTGATACAGGAACCTGGTTATAAGCTCCGTGCTGTAGCCAATCCTGGGCGTGTCTTCCAGTTTGCCACACATAAGCTTGGCAAACCGCTGTACACTGCACTCAAGGAGTTACCTTGGGATGTTACTTTTGAGCAACATCGTGCCTTTGGGCACTTGCAGGAACATTTAACGAACCGCAGAGACGCCTTTTGCGTCGATCTAAGGAATGCTACGGATTATTTTCCATTAAGCATTCAGAGAGAATTGATTTTGAATTCAGCACCAAATGCTGATTCTGAATTGCTCTCTCACGTAAACTTGTGGACAGAC